CCAATTATCATTTCGGCTGGGATGACAAAAACAAGATATTAACGGACGTACCGCATCACGATTGGAGTTCGCACGACTCCGATGCGTTCGAGATCATAGGGCAGGTATGGCAGCCTCAGACCATGAAGGTTCCGAAGGCTGAACCGAAGTTTCTGCATAATGCCACGGCGGATGATGTGTTCTTCCCTGGTCAGCCAAAGAGGAGGATAGAAAGGCTATGACGTGGTTTATCAAAAGCGGCCTGAAGCTGATTGGATCGGTGATCGTTGGGTATTGGCTGCTGGTCACTTTCGGGTTCGTATGGGCCATGCTGAAGGAGATCAAGCTATGAGCGTTGATCGCGTGGAATGGTACGTCGGATACTTCGAGGATGGAACTCTAAAGCGCGCACTCGACGGTGCTCAGAGTGTTTTCTCGAGATCAAATGGCGAAAAGCTAGCAAAGAGACTGGGTTCTCCTTATGGTCTCGTGCATAGTCAAACACTTCTTAGTCCAGAGAATCATCAGAGATGGTTAGAAAAAGCGGAATTAGATGGAAGACCCAGGGCATGGGATTCAAAGTGGGGAGAATGAAATGTCTGGCGCACCGGTAACAATCGTAGCAGATAGCGGCGCTGGGATAGTCGTTCCGAGAATTGCGCGAGTCACGCCGTTGGGAGAGCTGGCGGTAGAAAACCCAGCGTCCCAATTGTTCTCTGATACGTTCGATTCCGGAACTCTTGATACCATCAACAAGTGGGTCGGGAGCAGCGGTGGTACCGGCGCATCGCCGACGAACGCAGTGGGTTCTACTGTTTTGAGCGGCGGAACAACGGCTAACAGCTTCAGCAAGCTGACGAGTCTCCTGGCAGTAAAGGACATGGTGACTGGGAATGGCCTAGGAAGTTTCAAGCCATCTGAGCCGGGATTCCTGCTATTCCATGCCCGCATCAATTTGCCGTTTCCATTGCCTCTGAACAGCCTGTACTACTTCGGCGGTGGAACCTCGATAGCTAGCCCGACGATCGCTTCGCCGATTACGCAGCTGTATGGCTTCGAAGTTTCGACGGCCGGAAAAATGGCTGCGGTGACATACCAAACCGGAACCAGGGTGTTGGTAAAGGATTTGTCTGTTTCTCCTGATGGAATACTTCCAATTCCTCAGCCTGCCGATGCAAATGCGCATAAGTACTTCATATACTTCAGGGGCGATGTTGCTTATTGGTGCATAGACAACGTCGACAATGTTGTTGCACAGTTCCAGACCGGAGCGTCAGGACCCGACATCAACACATTGCCATTGCTGTTTCAGGTGATATCAAACGGTGGAACGGCAGGAACCTTAACTCTTAATGGAGTATCTCTTGGAGATACTGCGCATACAGGCTCAACCCAGTTTTTGTTCAATGGAGTTGGATTTGAGCCTCAGCGGTCTAACCTTGACTCAAATTCTTCTCTATTGACCTTGACCGCTCAGGGCGCAGGAACCGTAAACAGCTCAGATTTCATCAACACGAATGGCAAGGGGCTCAAAGTTCTAGTCAACACCACGGTCGATGCAGCTGGAACATATACAATATCCATTCAAGGAAAGGATATAGTATCAGGTAATTATTATACCATCCTAACAAGCGCTGCTATAGTAGGAACAGGTCAGTCAGTTTTAACTGTATATCCAGGGGTTACGGCAACAGCTAACGTATCCGCATCTGACGTTCTCCCGAGAACATGGAGAATACAGGCAGTTGTTGGAACTGGACCAATTACGGCTACGGTAGGCGCATCATTGATTGTTTAGATGACTCCAATGGAAGCTCCGGGGATAACTAGCATTAGCAGCTACTTCCTATTTGATTAAATGTCATGGCACGCTCAGTCATAATTGGCGCCGATGGGCGACCAATGAAGAAAAAGAAACCTGTTCAGGATGAGCAGGCGTCAACAACTATTCAGCTTGATCCGGTCGTGGCATGGCTAAAAGACGAGGTGGATACTCATGAGCGGATGTTCGATAAGTTTCTCCGTCGAGGGAGAAAAATACTCAAGAAATACCGGGATGTTCGTTCCCCACGTGAAGACGCTATCACGCGCTATAACATTCTTTGGGCTAACGTTCAGACTCGCCTACCGGCACTCTATGCTCGCAATCCCAAACCGATCGTCGAGCGCAGATATAAGGATCGTGACCCTATCGGTAGGACGACGGCAGAAATCCTTGAGCGGAGCATTGAATTCACCTTAGAGAGCGAGAACGACTTTTTCTACGTCATGCGTCTGGCGATTCAGGATTACGAACTGCCAGGGCTAGCAGCTGTGTGGATTCGATATGAGCCGCATTTCCACAGTCCAAATTTGCCCGCGGCTGAGCAAGAAGGAATGCCGGATGAGCCGCAGAATCCTGAGACAGAAACAGAAGGCTCTGGGGTCACCTCTGATGAAGAGGATGAGATCACCGAGCAACAGCTGAAGTACGAAGAAACCATAATCGACTACCTTTCATGGGAGGACATAGGATGGTCCTGGGCCAGGACATGGCTGGAAGTCAGACTCGTCTGGAAGCGCGTCTATATGGATCGCGACGAGCTGCGAGAGCGCTTCACCGATCTTTCGGAAGCTGAAATTGAAGCTATCCCGCTCGATTGGTCTCCAAAGAATCTGACTGATACGCAGGTCAGAATCACGCGCAAGAAGGCTATCGTCTATGAGATTCACGACAAGCTGAAGAGGAAGAGGTATTGGCTTGTTAAGAACTTCCCGCGCTTGCTTGATGAGCGCGGAGATGAGATGGGCCTGAAGAAATTCTTTCCGCTACCTAGGCCACTAATGGCGAATGCGCTATCAGATGAACTTATCCCAACTCCCAACTATACCTTCTACCAAGATCAAGCGAATGAAATTGATGAGCTTAGTACGCGAATTGCGCAGATTACAAAAGCACTTAAGGTCGCAGGGGTACGAGACGCGTCTGCGGAGGGACTGGATAGGCTACTTTCTGAGGGTATCGAAAATCAACTTGTCCCCATAAGTGGATGGTCTGCCGCAAAAGATCGCGGTGGATTGCCTGGAAGTTATGAGCTGCTCCCGATGAAGGAAATTGCAGAGACTCTTGGATATCTGAGAGATCAACGTGAGCAGCTCATTGAGGATGTATATCAGCTCACTGGTATCGCCGACATTGTCCGTGGGTTCTCCGATCCCAATGAGACCGCAACTGCTCAAGAGATGAAGGGCGATTTCTCCATTCTCAGAATCCAGGATCAGCAATATGAGGTTCAGCGTTTCGCTCGAGATATTGTGCGAATCGTGGGAGAAATCGTAGCTGGCTATAGCATCGAGACGCTTAAGCAAATCAGTGGAGTGAAATTACTCACCAATGCCGAAAAACAGCAGCTGCAGCTCCAGCTGCAACTTCAAGCCGCTCAACAGGCCGCTGCTCAGGCTCAAGCGGCCCCTTCTCCGCCTCAAGGGAATCCCCCTCAGGCGGCCTCAAACCAAGGCGCTCCTCAGAATGGGCCTGGAAACGCTGGACCGCAGTCCAGCGGCGCGCCAAATGCTGCGCCTGGAATGATGCATCCAGGAGCTCCTCCGACGCCCATGACGCCGAGCGCTGGACAGGCGCCACCTTCCCCCGAGAAGCTGGCGCTGCTCGAGCTGCCGACCTGGGAAGAGGTGGAGGCCCTATTGCGGAATCCGTGTCACCGCGAATTCCGCTTGGACATCGAGACTGATTCGACCATACGCATGGATGATGACGCGGAGAAGGCATCCAGGGTCGAATTGGTCACCGCGGTCGGCCAGTTCCTGGACAAGGCCGTCATGGCCGGCTCTACGGCCCCTGAGATCATCCCAATGCTGGGCGAACTAATGATGTTCGCCATTCGGGCATTTAAGTCCGCCAGACCGATCGAGCAGGCATTCGAGGATGCTATGGATGCGCTCCAGAAGGCGAGCCAGCAGCCTCGGCCGAACCCTGATGTGATGAAAGCGCAACTAGAGGCGCAAACCAAATTGCAAATTGCCGCAGGTGAGGCGCAATTGAAAAAGCAGGTGGCCGATGCACAGCAGGCTGCTCAGGCCCAGCAGAATCAATTGGAGCAGCAATTGGAAGCGGCTCGAGCGCAGCATGATGCGCAATTGCAAGCGCAGCTGGAGGCGCATAAGGCGCAACTGCAGGCTGCCAATGAACAGCACATCGAGGAGATGAAAAACCACTTCGAGGCCCAGCGCGTGCAGTTTGAGACTGCAGCCAAGGTGCACATTGCGACCTTGGATGCAAATACGAGAATAGAAGAAAAGCGCATGGAGCTACATCATCAAGCAGCGGAAGGGGACAAGCAACGTGAACATGAACGCACATTGCCGCAACCCAAGACCAACGGGAGTGCGAAGTGATGACCATACTTATCATGACCAAAGAGGAAGCTCGTCGCATCCAGAAAGAACGGTATATGCAATGGGAAAGAGAAGTAGAATTGCGAAAGGCTGAAAGTGCCAAGAAGGCTCTAAAAGAATTGGCTCTTATTAGAACTATTAACGAAAATGAAAAAAAACAGATCGCAATTATTGAACAG